ACTCTTGATGAGGCTAACGTAATCCGTTCCCTCGCCAAGGTCATCACTACGAATAGTGAGCGCAAGATTCCTGTGGCAGCCTCTCACTCCACTGCACAGTGGACGTTGGAAAACGGCGCATATACCGAGAGCAACCCGACCTTCGGTCAGAAGCAGATCGATGCTTATAAGCTCACGGACCTCATCCGCGTGAGTCAGGAGCTCCTGCAGGATTCTGCTTTCGATCTGGAGAGCTACATCGCGGACGAGTTTGCACGTGCCTTCGGTATTGCCGAGGAGCAGGCATTCTGCGTCGGCACTGGCACCAACCAGCCTACCGGTATTTTCACCGCCAATGGTGGTACGGTCGGCGTTACTGCTGCTGCGACTACGGCAATTACTGCGGATGAGCTTATCAGCCTTGTCTATGCACTGAAGTCTCCGTATCGCAGAAACGCCAAGTTCCTTATGAACGACTCGACGGTCGCTGCCATCAGAAAGCTCAAGGACCTCAACGGTGCCTATATGTGGCAGCCTTCTGTGCAGGCCGGTCAGCCGGACAGACTCCTTGGCTATGAGATCTATACCTCTCCATATGTACCGACTATCGCAGCCGGTGCCCTCGCCATTGCCTTCGGTGATTTCCAGAACTACTGGATCGCAGACCGCGCTGGCAGAACGGTCCAGAGGCTCAATGAGCTCTATGCTACCAACGGTCAGGTCGGCTACGTTGCCACGGAGCGCGTCGACGGTAAGGTAATCCTTGCAGAAGGCATCCAGCTTCTGAAGATGAAGGCATCCTGATGAAGGGAGGCGGCAATAATGGACACTCTGCTTGAAAAGGTTAAAGCAAATCTGATACTGGAGCATTCCGAGGATGATGCGCTGCTGGAGATGTACATCACTGCCGCCAAAGCCTATGCGGAAAGCTATCAGCACATTGAAGAAGGCTACTACTCAGAGCACGATATGCCCGCCACCACCGAGCAAGCTGTGATTATGCTCGTGAGCCATCTCTATGAATCAAGGGATGGCTCCACGGGCGGCTTCTTTGCCGATAACGTGCAGGCAAGCCAGCAGGTATGGAATACGGTCAATCTGCTTCTTAGGCTGGACCGGGATTGGAAGGTGTGAGTATGAGCTTTGGAAAAATGAACGGATTTGCCGACATCATCACCACCGAACCCATCAAGGACGCAGAGGGCTTTGTCACTAAGGGCGACCGAATTCTTGCTTCGGTTCGTGCCTATAAAGAAACACGCAACACAAGCGCCAAATGGGAACGGATTATCGGGAGTGCCGCATTTTCGAGTGTATCGGCAATATTTAAGTTCCGCAAAATTCCTGATTTGACCGTGGACACCACGCTTTTTATCTCTGATGTGGACGGTCGTTATAACATTGTCAGTGTAGAGGATGTGCGCGGACGCGGAATGTATATCGAGGTACTTTGTGAGAAGTTGGAAGGGAGCGTGAAATAAATGGCTCGTTGCGACATCAAAATGCCGGAGGACTTTCTTCTGAAACTTTCACGGCTCGGAGAAAAAACAGATGAAATTTTACCAAAGGTGCTGGAGGCGGGCGGCGAGATCGTGGAGGAAAAAGTCAAGTCCAACCTACAAGCCGTTATCGGTCGAGGCACAAAAAGAGAAAGTCGCTCCACGGGTGAGTTAATCTCAGCATTGGGCGTTTCCGCGGCAAGACAAGATAAGGACGGGAATTTTAATGTAAAAGTAGGATTTTCCGAGCCTCGTTCCGACGCCCGGAGCCCGGGTGGCAGCAAAAGCAACGCCATGATTGCAAGCGTTCTTGAATACGGTAAGCACGGTCAACCGCCAAAACCCTTTATGAAACCCGCCAGAGCCCAATCAAAAGGCGCTGCCATTAAAGCAATGAAGGAAAAGTTCGAGCAGGAGGTGGAGCGTATATGAGCATTTTGCAAGAATTAAATACATTACTTTCTCCTATCCTACCTGTGGAAACAGGTATATTCAGCGGTGTGCCTCCTGATGAATATCTTGTTCTCACGCCAATGAATGATACCTTTGCCTTGTTCGGTGACAACGCTCCGCTTATTGATGTGTCCGAGGTGCGAATATCCCTATTCAGCAAAGGCAACTACATGAAACGCAAAAACCAACTTGCCGCCGCACTGCTTGGAGCGGCGTTCACCATAACCGACCGTCGGTATATCGGCTACGAGGACGATACCGGCTATCACCATTATGCCATTGACGTGGCAACCGGTATGATGTTGGACCCAATTTCGCCTGACGGCGAGAATGATTAACAAATTGAGGAGGAATAATCTATGGCTACTATTGGGCTGGATAAGCTCTATTACGCAAAAATCACAGAGGATGCAAATGGTGATGAAACCTACGGCATTCCTGTTCCATTGGCAAAAGCAATAAAAGCGGATCTATCCGTCGAGCTTGCGGAAGCAACACTTTTCGCAGACGATAGCCCCGCAGAAATTGTAAAGGAATTCAAGAGCGGTAAACTGTCTCTTGGCATAGACGATATCGGCATTAGTGCCGCCGAGGATTTAACCGGGGCGAAGATTGATGACAACCATGTGGTAATCTCCGGCAGCGAAGACGGCGGCACTGCTGTCGCAGTGGGCTTTCGAGCAAAGAAGGCAAACGGTAAATACAGATACTTCTGGCTTTATCGTGTGGTATTCGGTATTCCCGAGACTAACCTTGCGACCAAAGGAGATAGCATCACCTTTTCCACACCGACCATTGAGGGTACGGTACTGCGCAGGAACAAACCGGACGGCAACGGCAAACATCCGTGGAAAGCGGAGGTAAACGAGGATGATGCAAGCGTGCCTGCCTCCGTAATTACAGGCTGGTATACGCAGGTTTATGAGCCTGTTTTTGCTGTTACCGGCGGGGGTGAAGAATAATGGCAAACGAAAGAAGTGCCGTGATACAAATCGGCGAAACAAAGTATGAAATGCTCCTCACCACCAAAGCAACCAAAGAGATCGCCAAGAGATACGGCGGCCTTTCTAATTTGGGCGAAAAGCTAATGAAATCCGAGAACTTCGAAATGGCTCTCGATGAGATTGTCTGGCTCATTACACTACTGGCCAACCAGTCGGTATTAATTCATAATCTGCAAAACCCGTCTAAAAAGCGGGAACTGCTGACCGAGGAAACAGTGGAACTGCTTACCTCGCCGCTTGAGTTGGGCGAATACAAGAATGCCATCATGGAAGCTATGTATAAAGGCACAAAGCGTCATGTGGAAAGTGAGGACGAACCCTCAAAAAACGAATCAGTCGGGTAAGCGATGATGAATCCTTTGCCCGACTGATTTTTTATGGTGTATCCCTCCTTCACCGCCCTGAGCAGGAGGTTTGGCTGATGCCTATCGGCCATCTGCTCGACCAGTGGGAAGTTTACAAACAGTACCATGGTTTAGCAAAACCAAAGCGTGAATATGGGATTGATGAGATTATTCCAAGCGGACTCGTTTAGAAGGGAGGTGGCTTTATGGCGGACAATTTTGGACTTAAAATCGGCATTGAGGGCGAAAAGGAATTCAAGAATGCCCTAAGGGATATCAACCGGTCGTTTAAGGTGCTCGGCTCGGAAATGAAACTGGTATCTTCCGAATTCGATAAAAATGATAAAAGCGTTCAGGCGGTTGCCGCACGTCATGAAGTATTAAATAAGGCAATCGATGCACAAAAGGACAAAATAGCCACTCTTGAGGCCGCCCTTAAAAATGCTGCCGACAGCTTCGGGGAAAATGATCGCCGTACCCAGAACTGGGCAATTCAGCTGAACAACGCAAAGGCAGAACTCAATAACATGGAACGTGAATTGGAGGAAACGGTGGACTCTGCCGACGACCTCGGTGATGAACTGAAAGAGTCGGGCGATGAAGCCGAAAAATCCAGTGGTAAGTTCGAAAAGCTGGGCAGTGTATTAAAAGGTGTCGGTGCCGCGATGGGCGCGGTTGCCGTTGCTGCAGGTGCCGCCGCCGTTAAGCTCGGCAAGGAAGTTATCGCAGCATACGCCGATTACGAACAGCTCGTCGGCGGTGTGGACACACTATTCGGCGAAGCATCACAGGCTGTACAGAACTACGCCGCGAATGCCTTTAAAACGGCGGGTATGTCCGCAAACGAATATATGGAAACCGTTACGGGATTTTCGGCAAGCCTGATTCAGTCCCTCGGCGGCGATACCGTAAAAGCAGCGGAAGTTGCAGATATGGCGATTACGGATATGGCTGACAACGCCAATAAAATGGGTACGGACATCTCGTCCATCCAAAATGCCTATCAGGGTTTCGCAAAGCAAAACTATACCATGCTCGATAACCTAAAACTGGGCTACGGCGGTACGAAGTCTGAAATGGAACGGCTATTGGCTGATGCCGAGAAAATCTCCGGTATCAAGTATGACCTATCCTCGTTTTCGGATTTGACCGAAGCAATTCATGTTATTCAGACCGAAATGGGCATCACGGGAACGACCGCTTTGGAAGCAACGGAAACCATCAGCGGCTCTATGTCCGGTATGCAGTCGGCTATCGGCAACCTGATGGCGGGGCTTGGCAATGCCGATGCGGATATCGAACTGTTAATCGGCAATGTGGTGGAGGCGTTCGGGCACGTGGTGAAAAACATCGTGCCTGTCATCGAGAATATTGTAAAGGCTCTACCTCCCGCTCTTGCCGGTATACTGCAAGCAATCGGCGATTTACTTCCAACGCTGCTCTCTACGGTGGTTGACCTTTTTACGCAGGTGCTTGAAACAATTCTCAGTCTTTTACCTGAACTTATCCCCGCCGCCGTGGATGCTGTCATGACTATCGTGGGTGCGCTGATTGATAATCTGCCCTTGCTCATTGATGCAGCTGTGCAGTTGATTACCGCTCTGGTGATGGGGCTTGGCTCAGCTCTGCCAGAACTGATTCCTGCAGCGGTGGAAGCAATTATTACCATCGTGCAGGGACTTTTGGATAGCATGGATCAAATCCTCGAAGCGGCCTTTTCCATTATAAAGGGTCTTGCGGAGGGTCTGCTGAATGCATTGCCGCAACTGATTGATGCCCTGCCCGAAATTATCATGACAATCATTGACTTTATTACAAATAACCTGCCGCTCATCATTGAAATGGGCATTGAAATCACCATACAGCTTGCAATGGGATTGATTCAAGCCATACCGCAGCTTGTGGCAAGACTTCCGGAAATCATTGCGGCTATCGTAATAGGCCTTGGGAAAGCGGTCGGTTCGGTATTTGAAATCGGCAAGAACATTGTAACCGGACTGTGGGAGGGTATCAAATCCCTCGGATCATGGATCAAGGATAAGGTCAGCGGTTTCTTTTCCGGCATCGTGGACGGGGCAAAAAGTCTGCTAGGCATCCGTTCTCCCTCTCTCGTCTTTGCGGGAATCGGTGAAAATATGGGGCTTGGTATCGGGGAAGGATTTACCTCTGCCATGAAAGGCGTGGAAAAGGACATCACCGATGCCATACCCACCGACTTTGATCTTGATATGAATACAAGTATTCACAGGGCAACAAACGATACGGCGATGAATGTGAAAAAGATTGTGGAGCATACGGGCATTATCCGAGTGGAAGGTATCAACAACCAAAACGAAATGACCTCGGTAGTGGATATTATCATCAATCAGTTAAGGGGTGAGGTGCGTATATGACGGAACTGAAAAACATGGATAACGGAATTGTTATCACTCGGTTTGTTTCACTAAAAGAGAAACAAGAGGTCATCCGTACCCTCCACCGGACACTTGACGGCAGGCAGTTGGCTTCACGATATGGCATACCTACGATATCATATGAATTGACGGTGTATGTAAAGGACAGTGGAAGGCTTGCACTGCTAAATGCCGAGGACGGCCTATCTCTTCTTAAAGTAACTATTAGAGATAAAACCTATCTTG